GCTGCGTTTCAGGAAATGGGACTATCATTCGAACAGTCTGCCGACTTTATGGGGCAAATGGAAATATCGGGCGCCAACGTAGATACGGTCATGCAAGGGTTGCGAAAAGCCTTGAAAAATGCGACTGCAGACGGTAAAGATATGAATACGGCGCTAGCAGAACTGCAGGACGGCATTATGAACGGTGCCAACGGTATGGACGGTCTGACATTAGCGTATGATCTGTTCGGGAAATCGGGTGATCAGATCTATAATGCCGTGAAAAATGGCACGTTGTCATTTGAAGATTTAGCAACTGTTGCAACAGACACGAGCGGTACGCTCGATAATACGTTTAATGAAACGCAGGACGGTCCCGATAAGCTGGCTTTGGCTTTTCAGAAGTTAAAAACAGACGTCGGACAGGTCGCCGATAATATTTTATCGGTTTTAGAACCAGCTATGAACTGGATCGCCGACAATTTCGAAACGCTTGAACCAATCATTGTAGCGGTCGGCGCTGCGCTGGGAGTGCTAGCCGGAGCATTAGCAATCGGCGCACTGGTAACGGCAGTAAGTACCGCATTCAGTGTGCTAGGTGGTGTGCTAGCAGTGGCATTCAGTCCAGTTACATTAATCATCGCAGGTATCGCAGCGTTGGTGGCTGGTCTTGTCATGCTATGGCAGAAAAATGAGGGTTTCCGAAATTTTGTCACGTCGGCATGGGAAGCAATCAAAAGCGCAGTCGGCACAGCTATTGACGGAATCGTAAACTTCTTTACGGTGACTGTTCCGGGAGCCATTGACACGATGATTCAATTTTTCTCCGATCTGCCTACAAACATTCAAACGTTCTTAACTGACACGAAAAATAAAGTAGCGCAGTTTGTTTCCAACATCGTTTCAAAGGCAACAGAAGCAGGATCCAAGTTCTTAAATAACATCGTAAATAATGTGAAAAATCTGCCTTCGAAAGTTTGGAGCTTCTTACAAAACGCAATTTCACGAGCACAATCATTTGTTGGACAATTTGCAAGCAAAGCCATGCAGGCAGCAAGCCAGTTTGTCGGCAATATCGTAGGCGGTTTGGCGAGTCTTCCGGGACAGGTGGTCAGTGTCGGAATGAACGTAGTGCGTGGTATCTGGAATGGTATTAGTAATGGTCTAGGCTGGATTAAAGGACAAATCCAAGGCTGGGTCGGCAATGTCAAAAGTTTCATCAAAAATTTATTTGGCATCAACTCGCCGTCAAAATGGGCGCGTGACGTCATCGGTCAAGGAATCGTCGAAGGTATCGCAGTCGGATTCGACAAAGGTCTTCCGGGATTGGAGCACGATTTGAAAAACTCATTGAATGGAATGACAATGGGATTGTCTTCGCAGATTTCGGCGAACACAAGCGGTATCGTTTCAAATGCGTTCGGAACTTCTGACGGAAACGGAATAAATGTGACCGGCGCAAACAGTGGACAGACGGTCGTTTTCAACCAAACAATCAACAGTCCGAAAGCCGTTGACCGATTGACTTTATATCGAGAAACAAACAGTATGCTGTTTAATGCAAAGGTGGGGTTGAGAAATGTATAAATTGACTTTACAGAACGAACAGGGCAATTCCATTACATTCAATGAATTGAACGGTCCTTATACCATTACAGACATTGACGGTTTGAGCCCCGCCGACGCAAATATCAATCTAACAGATACGGCACTTCTTGACGGTCAAAGATTCAACAGCGCAAAAGTAAATCTTCGAACATTTGATATTGCATTTGCAATCGAATATGACGCAGAATATAACCGTTTGCAGATGTATGATGTTCTGCATGTGAAAAGACCGATAACTTTATTTTATAAATCCGATCTTCGGGATGTTTATATTGAAGGGTACGTGCAGAAAGTGCACGTTACCCATTTTGAGAAAAAACAAATTGCGACCGTCACAATCATTTGTCCGTCGCCATTCTTCAAGAATGCGCAGGAAGTGATAAACGAGCTGACGAACACGATCAAAATGTTCCATTTCCCATTTTGGGGATTAGATCCGAAAAATATCGTTTTCGGCGAAGAACAGTTTTCGACAGACGTGACAGTGGTCAATGAAGGCGAATTGATTACGGGTTTTATCGTTGAATTTTACGCTTCAAATAATGTGAGCAATCCGAGGGTCATTAATTACATGACAAATGAGTACATTGGCATTCTTTATGATATGGTTCCCGGCGATTTGATTACAATCAATACGCTTGCCGGTGAAAAAACCGTAACACTGCTAAGAGGTGGCGCCGAGATAAATTTATTTAACTATGTTCAAGACGGTTCAACGTGGTTACAGCTGGAGCCGGGCGAAAATACATTTGTTTACGAAGTCGGCGCAGGACAGGCAAGCAATCTGACCGTCACGTTTAGACATTACGATCTGTTTGAGGGAGTATAAATTATGGAAATGTTACCAGTGATTTTGAATACCAATTTTGAAAAATTAGGTATCATCGACGATTATATATCGTTCATTTGGACAGAACGGTATTATACTCCCGGCGATTTTGAATTGTGCGTGCCGATAAATGAAAAATCGTTATCGCTCATCAAAAAAGATTACTACGTACGCTTGTTTGACAGCACCGAAGACTATGCAGTTATTGAAGAAATTAAATTTACTAAAATTGACAGATTGACGGATGCCGAAGAAATGATTGTTGTCAAAGGTAGGTTTTTATCAAGTATCTTGTCAAGGCGAATCATCGCCACACAAACGCAGGTGAAAGGGAAAATTCAGGAGTGTATTAAAACGTTGATTAACGAAAATGCAATTAACCCGAAAATTGTCCAACGAAAAATACCGAATCTATCTTTTCAATCGTCAATTACAAGCGATATCAAAATCGAAACGCAGTACACCGGGAAAAATCTGCTAGAATCCATTGATGATTTGTGTCTTAAATATGGTTTGGGAAACAAAATAACACTTGAAAATGGGAAGTTTATTTTCAAACTGTATGAGGGTACTAACCGAAGTTTTGACCAGTCCGAAAATCCATTTATCGTTTTCTCAAAGGACTACGATAATTTGGAGTCAAGCGATTATGAGGAAGACTATACGACAATGGTTACTGATGTTTTAGTCGCAGGTGAGGGCGAGGGTGTCAATCGTAAAACCCAGTGGGCGCATAAAACGGCAAACAGCGGTCTGGCACGCTATGAGATTTTTCAAGATGCTCGGAACGCTTCAACGAACAATGGACAGATAAAGACAAGCGTATATCTTGAGCAGTTAAGACAAGAGGGACTTGAACACATCACCGAATATACGAAGGCTTTTGCTGGTAAGGTATTTTTTACGAATTATACCTACAAGGACGATGTTTATTTAGGTGATATTTGCACTGTCCAAAATAAAGACTGGAATATTTATATAAACACAAGGTTAATTGAAATGATTTATTCGACTGACGAGAGTGGTAAATTTACAATGACGCCGACATTTGGTGTATAGAAAAGAGGGAAACGAATGGCAATTAATAGTTATTTTTTCAATGCGGTAAAAGTGGGCGATGAATATGACCGGGTTTATGACGCAAACGATTTTACATCCTATTTAGATTTATTGGTCGGAAATGGTGTCTTTGCAAATCCGTCAACAACATTGCAGGTAAGAGCCAGCAGTGGCATGGATGTAATCGTCGGTGCCGGATCGGGCTGGATCAATGGTCTGAAAATGGAAAATACTGCCGATTTGACATTGACGGTGTCCGCAGCGGATTCAGTGCTAAACCGAATCGATCGGGTGGTCTTCTATGCCGATTATACAGCTCGTGAAATGGGTATCGACATCATCAAAGGCACGCTGGCGCAGAATCCACAAGCGCCGACATTGACACGAACCGCGTCACGGTACGAAATGGCACTAGCTGATATTTACGTGGCAAAGCTGGCAACGTCGATTTCCGCCAGCAATATAACCGACCGCCGGCAGGATTCGAATCTATGTGGTATCGTTACAGGTTTGATTGACCAAATTGATACAACGACATTGTTCACGCAATTCACAAGTCAATTCAACGAATGGTTTGAAGACATAAAAGACCAGATCAAACCGAAACTTTTGAGCCAGTATGTGTATACTCATACCACCGTTGAAACCAGTGAAGATACATTTGACGTTACTACTCTGATTCCGGAATATTCAATCAGTACCGATATTTTGGACGTGTACATCAGTGGTCTTTTATTGACTGAAGATGAGTTTACAAACGTGAACGGAACCGTTACTTTGAATGTTCCGATAACCCACCCAGGAACGGAAGTCACATTTGTTGTTTATTCAAACGGAATGGAATAATTTCACTAAAAAATAAGCTCGTATTAACGAGCTTGAATAAAAGTAAAAAAACCACTCTGCCGGAGGATTCGAAACAGAGTGGTTTTTTCAATGTGTCACATGCCAAAGAAAGGAGAAAGGCTGAACCGGTCGAAAATGAAAACGAAAGTAAAAGCATACATAGTAAGGAGATAAAAAACAAGCTTCCCGGTTCATTTATTATTATGTTGTGACACTAATATTATAAACGAATTATTGATAAATTTAAACGAAAAAAAGTGATATAAAGTATTGACATAGGTACGCACCTAGTATATAATATAAGTGTAAAGAGATAAGGGATAAAAAATCCTGAGGAGAAAAGAAAATGAGATTGTACAGAAGATTTGAAACAAAACGTGAAGCTGATTTATTTGCCAAGAAAATGAAAAAAGAAGATAGATTGGCAATGAAGTCAAAAACTAAGAAAGGCAATAGCGTTTGTTATGAAGTGGTATTCTTTGTAAGTGCAGAGGATAAACACTAAACCCAAAGTGAGGCGATAACACTTATAACACCAAATTAAAGAAAAGGAGATAAATAAAATGAAAATCTACTACGACACAAACAAAATTAAAGACGCACTAACCGATGAGTACTGGGGGCATACTCCACTAGATCTAGAAGATTGGGCAGTAAAAAATGGTTGGTACTTCACTCAGGACGACATGGGTGAGTGTTATGTAAGCGAAGACGAAGACGCAACGGTCTTCGAGGAAGGAGAATTTTAAACATGAAAAATGAACAATTTTTGCAAAATTATAGTGCTAGTCAATTTAGATTAGCATTATCCGGAAAAAACGAAAGTTTTATTACAGATGAAATGAGAACCAAACAATGGTGGTTAAATCTGTTTAATGAAACGATCGACCAGCTAAAAGCCGGCGAACGCATTAATATGAAAGCTAACAAAAATGAGGTTAGCTATTGGGAACGACAAATCGAGCTATTAAACGAGTTCGAACCGAGGTAATAAATGAAAGATTCGACAAAAAGACAAATCAAATACGACGCAGCGAACACACGCCGTATTTATCTCAAACTAAATGTTGGAACGGATCGGGATATTTTAGAAAAGCTCGATTCCGTTCCGAACAGACAAGGGTACATCAAATCCCTCATCCGAAAAGATATAACCGGCAAATAAAGCCGGTTATTTTTTTAAGGTCCTGATTCTACAATTGTTACTTTTTTCATAGTCCAAGTTGGTCTATTTTACTATATAGGTACGTACCTATGTTATAATATGAGTGTAAAGAGAGGTACATAAAATGAAAAACTACAGTAAATTAGATATGATGCAAGTTGAAAGAGAACGCAGAGAATTTAACAGTCGTTATGATGAAAAGCCGGTGGAAGTCAAAATTAATCAATTTGCCAAAGGTCAAAAAGTCAATAATCCAAAATATGGTATCGGCACTGTAAAATCACAAAATGGCTTAATGGTTACAGTTAAATTTGAAAATGAAGTTAAAAAAATGAACGCTAACTTCTTAACGCTGGCATAATTAAAACCACTCATAAGCGAGTGGTTTTTTTAAAAGTTCCATTCAATTTTAATCGTGTCATCTTCAAGAATAATCCGATCAATCAATAAATTTACGATTGGTTTCATGTCGGCAGTATCAACAAGAGTTTGAAAATCAATCAGCAAGTTGTTTACTTGTTCAAAATCAAGTTTGTCGGGCACTCTGTTCAGCTGGTCGATAAGTTTGCGTTTCTGTTCATTCAGCTCATTCAATTTATTTTCCAAAATATCAATAGGAACGTTCTCAAGCCCGTATAAATCTATCATACGAGCGATTTTTGAATCAATCCGGGCAATTTGTTCATTAATCATTTTTGCGTCTGTATGATGAGATTTTAGAGAGGGTTTAAAATCCGGATCTATTTTCAATTTTCGGATTTCATCCAAAATAATGGTATCCAGCTTGTCAATCCGGTATGACCGATTGTGGCACTGCCGTTTGTTATCGCACCAATAGTAGTCATATCCGACGCTATACCTATGCGCATGGAGCTTAGCTCCGCAGCGCCCACAAACAAGAATGTTTCCAAGCAAGGACGCTCGATTGTCCTGTCTTTGCCCTTTTCTGCGCTTAATAATCGCTTGCACATTATCAAACTGCCGTTGGCTGATTATCGGTTCGTGTATACCCTCATAGGTTTCGCCATTGTAAATCATTGTGCCGGTGTAAATTGGATTCTGTAAAACATTGGTCAATGTGTTCCGATGCCATTGACCATATTTATGACGATACCCATTATCATTCATAAATTTAACGATCCCCCGATACGTTCCACCGGATTCAAACATATCGTAGATTAATTTCACTTGTTCTCGTTCTGATTCGTTGACTACTAAACGAGAATTGATAAAATCGTACCCGATCGGAGCAAGTCCACCGCCCTTATATAATCCCTTTTTGGCTCGGGCAATCTTTCCCATGCTCAAACGTTCCTTTATCTGCTCACGTTCCAGTTGTGCAAATACTGCCAAAATTCCTATCATTGCACGACCGAACGGTGTCGCCGTATCGAAATTTTCGGATATACTGTTGAAGTCGCAATCGTTTTTCAAAAATACATTTTCGATGAGGTTCAAAGTGTCCACCTGCGAACGGCTCAATCTGTCGAGCTTGTAGACAAGCACTTTATGGACGTGATGTAATTTCACGTCGTTGATAAGATTTTGCAAAGCTGGTCGGTCGGTTGTGGCGCCCGAAAATCCCGGATCCTTATACACTTTATAAGAATCGTAACCGAGCGCATTGCAGTAGGCAACGAGTCTATCAATTTGTTCGTCAATCGAATAGCCATTTTCAGCCTGTTCGTGGGTGGACACTCTCACATATAACGCTATCATTTCTCACTCCCGTTTAAAACGTTGATACAAGCCGTTAATAATTCATTTAAAAGGAATAGTTCATTTTTTGTCAATCGCCTTGAGCCAAGACTTATAAACGGATTTTTGTTTATATCATCCCGGAGCTGTTCGAGGTCTGTAAATGCGTATCGTTTCGTTGGTTCAATTTTTCCCCGGGCAATTCCGTCAATGCTTATGTCCAGAGCGTGGGCAATGGTGCTTACGGTGGAGAGATTGGATGAGTTCAACCCTCGCTTAAATGCAGTAAAGACAGTCGATTGTGGTATTTTGTATCGCTTTGAAAATTCATTGATCGAGCCATATTCATGCAAAATCAGATTTTTTATTTTTTCGTCAATTTCGGTCATTTCAAAATATCCCTCATTTCATTGATAAATTTGTTCGGGTCACCACCGTATAGATTTACAAGTTTTATCAAATCCGTAAAATAAATATTGTTTCTCCCGCGTTCAATATCATTAAGCCAAGTTCTTGATTTTCCTAACTTTTCCGCAGCGTCTGCCATTGTTAGGTTCGTATTATTTTTTCGTAGTTGTCGTAAATTTTCGCCAAGAATTATTAATAATTCGTTATTTTTCATTGCCAATATCTCCTAACTCGTTTAAATCTATTCCTAAAATATCGCATAGTTTTATTGCGTCACTAAATGATAGACCGTTTCGACCTCTTTCAATTTCACGATACCAGCCAGCTCCTTTACCCATTTTCGAATCAATTTCACTTCGAGATAGACTATGATTTTTACGATATTCGTTCAAAAATAAGCCGATATTTGCATTAAATTTTTTATTTGTCGTCATACAGTTTGTTCCTTTCCTATTTATATAATACCATAATTGGGGTAAAATACACACAAAAAGGGTTGACATTGTAACGAATTGGTCTATAATTAAAGATGGATAGGGTAAATTACCCACATCGGAAAGGAGAGGATAGCGTGAGATTAACGGTTAAAGCGATTCGAATTAATGCCGGGATGACACAAGAGGAGTTTGCGAAAGCAATTCAAATGCCATATCGTACTTATCAGAAAAAAGAAAATGGCGAAACTGAATTTCTGTTTTCGGAAATGGCTAGAATACGTGAATTAACTGGATGCGATTTGAATCTAATAAAAATCGACTAAATTTTTTTTAACCAAAAAGGGGGTAAAATACCCAATGCAAATTATTAATGTGCGAAAAGACGGTACAATTACAGACAATTTGATTGTGCCAAAGGAGTTAATGGAGAGGGTGGTAGCGTGCAGTTATATGCACACCAAGAAAATGGACTTGAACGAACAAAGGACCAAAACCGAGTAGCATTTTACTGGGAGATGGGTACTGGTAAGACATTTGTCGGCGCCGAAAAAATGCACCAGCTCGGAGCAAGCGTAAATTTAGTTATCTGCCAAAAGTCAAAAATTGACGATTGGTACGAACATTTCGAAGAACATTATTCAAAATTCATAGTTTGTAATTTAACGAATAAACAAGACTTCGATAGATTCACAGCCAATGTTAGCAATAAAGATTATTACACGAACGTAGGTATCATCAATTACGATCTAGTGTGGAGACGACCCGATTTGTTAAAATTACAAGATTTTACATTAATGTTAGACGAGTCATCTTTGATACAGAATGAACGTTCCAAACGTTCAAAATGCATCTTAAAGATGAAACCGAAAAATGTAATTTTACTTAGCGGTACTCCCACCGGCGGTAAGTACGAAAAATTGTGGAGTCAAATGCATTTGTTAGGGTGGAATATCACAAAGTCAATGTATTGGCGCCAATATGTGAATGTTACTTATCTCGATACGATAGGTCGCAGCGTGCCAATCGTGACCGGGTACAAGAATGTTGACCGGCTCAAACGCAAAATGCGTGAACATGGGTGCGACTTCCTGACTACGGAATCCGTATTCGATATGCCCGAGCAAAACTTTATCGATATCAAAATTTCCGAAACGAAAAAATATCGGGAATTTAAACGGAATCGAATCGTAAGGATTGAACAGGATCCTTATATTACACCGCATGGAAGTAAGTATTACAACCATGACATTGAACTAGTTGGCGATACCACATTGAAAAGGCTCTTGTATGAGCGTGAATTGTGTTCGATTTACTGCAAAGAAAAATTTAAAGCGTTGAAAGATTTGATCCAATCAACAGATGACCGATTGATTATATTTTATAACTTCAAAGACGAATTGGCTCAGATTCAAAAATTGTTAGTTGAGTGCGATAAAATCCATATTTCAGTAGTGAACGGAAGTGTGAAATCGCTCGGAGCGTACGAAAGGCACGATGATTCGGTCACGCTCATACAATATCAAGCCGGGGCAATGGGTCTAAATCTGCAGTTGGCGAACAAAATCATTTATTTTTCACCACCGTTAAGCAGTGAACTATTTGAACAGTCAAAGAAAAGGATTCACAGGCTCGGACAAGAAAGACCATGCTTTTATTACCTACTAAAATGTGGCATTGAACACAAAATTTACAAGACATTAGAACGGAGAAAGGACTATACTGAAAAACTTTATGAAATTGACGAAAAAGAAAATTAGGGAGCTGATTGATAATCCCGATAATTGGGAGAGCGAACCAGTCACACAATATTTAGACGTTGTTAGATTTAAATATTATCCAATCTGCAGGATTTACGGACGGATGAAATTAATGTACCCGGAGCCGATGTATAAATTTGTACCATTAACAAGAGAGTACTTCATGTTGAAATTTGACGATGGGCGTACGTACATCGAGGGTTACAATCTGACGAGTATAATCGAGGAATTGTATCAGGATCGGGACAACATCGATTATGACGAGTGAAAAGAATTTTGAAAATAAAGTCAAATCTTTTCTAAGTGAAAATGGTTGCTGGTTTGTGAAATATTGGGGTGGCGGTGCATTTACGAAAGCTGGTATACCCGACCTACTGATTTGTTGTAATGGGTACTTTATCGGCGCAGAACTGAAAGCCGAAAATGGCAGACCAAGTGCATTACAGATTTGGAATGTCAACGAGATTAATAAATCGGGTGGATTCGGAATAATTTTGTACCCGGATGATTTTGAAAAATTTAAGGATTTTATCAGAGCGTTAAACGGTGGATTGAGCTACGAAGTAGCAAAGGAGAAATTTACATGGCAGATATCATAAAACATATAAACATGCGTGCAGAAATGGCGCAGAAATGGCGAGACTGGGAACTTGAGGAACAGGCGAGAGCGAAGGCGCAGCGTGAAAAAGAACGCAAGGAAGATAAACGAGCATTGATTGGTCTATTGCTAATAGTTGGGTTGGTGGTTTTAGGTGGATTTGTCGAAGGATTATAAGCAGGGATACACGGACGGCACTATTGACACGTACGCAGAAAAATATTTATTCGATTTAGAAAAATATGTAAGGAAAGTTGGTGTTGAAAAAGCACTCGAAGAAGTTATGAAAATCGGATTGTTGCTAGAAAAGGAGAAAGACAATGAATCTGTATGAATTAAAGGAATCTTATCTAAATGTTCAAGACGCAATCGAGAACGGTCTCGATCTGGACGAAGTGTTGCAAACGCTGGACGATGAAATTGAAACCAAAGCGGACAATTATGCCAAAATCATCCAAAATATGACTGCCGATGTTGAAGCAATCAAGAACGAAGAAAAACGCTTGAAAGAGAAACGACAGGCTTGCGAAAAAGGAATCAAACGTCTGAAAGAAAATTTACAAAATGCAATGATTGAAACCGGAAAGAGAAAATTTAAAACCGATCTATTCAGTTTTTCAATTGCTAAAAACGGTGGTGCACTGCCCGTTATCGTCGATGTGGATGTATCGGAGCTCCCGGACGATTTAGTAATTATAACTGAAAAACCTGATACGAAAGCAATCACAAAATATATCAATGACACCGGCGATTTAAGTTATGCGCATTTTGGTCCAAGGGGAGAATCATTGAGGATTAAATGAACACTCGATATTTTCGACAATTTAATCATCAAAAATGACTAGAAAGGAGTGAGGTAAATGCGATGTGGATTCGCATATAAGAATTGTTTTGCGAATAAAAACGGATTCTGCTACTGCCTATCATCCATGCCGACAAGCGTAAAATGTCCATTTTATAAGACGGTGGAAGAAGCCGGTGGAACAAGCTGGGAACTTGAATACGAGTCGTTGCATAGTGATATAAAATCGGTCGATGATTTTATAAAAGCTAAAACACGAAGTTGGTTCATCGGTCGGGATACAGAGGATGTATATGACAGGTATTTGAATTTTTGCAGATTTAACAATTGGGAATTTTTAACAAAATTAGGATTCAGTCGAAAAATTTGCCAAAGGTTACAATTAATTCCAAAAGTAAAGATGATCGACGGAGCGAGTTATTACATTTACAAAGAAAAGGAGAGTTAAAAATATGGCAATCAAGACATTGATTTTAGGAAACAGCGGAACAGGTAAATCTGCTTCCATGCGAAACTTTAAGGAAGATGAAATTTGCGTGATTTCATGTGCAGGAAAACCATTACCATTTAGGAACAATTTTGAAGTGGTTAAACCAACATTTGAAAATCTATCACAGGACGTTATGGACGCAATCGTTAAGACGGATAAGAAAATCATCGTGGTTGACGACGCTCAATACATTATGAGTTTTCAGTATATGCGAAGAATTCATGAAAATGGCTGGGATAAATGGAATGATATTCAAGGCGATTTTTTCCAAATCATCCAAAGCGTGGATCTACTGCCTGATGATGTAACAGTTTACTTTTTGTCACACACGCAGCGTGACGACGAAGGTCACGAAAAAATCAAAACAATGGGTAAAATGCTCGATGAAAAAATCACCATTGAGGGATTGTTTACCACTGTTCTGAAAACATCCGTGCAGGACGGACACTATTATTTTGTTACCCAAAATAATGGCATGGATACAGTCAAGAGCCCGATCGGAATGTTCGACACGTACGCAATCGATAACGATTTGAAATACGTGGACGAAAAAATCAGAAACTACTACAATTTCGACGGAGCGAAGACCGATGAGGAAATCACGAAAATGGATGAGCAGGTGGAAGCTCCGGAAGTTGAAAAACCTGAACCAAAAACAAGACGTCGAGGAAGACCGAAAAAATCAAAGCTGGAAGAAAAAGTTGAAGAAATAACGGCAACCGAAGAAAAACCGAAACGCAGACGCAGAAAAACACGTACTGCCGATGATGCGCCGTTATCAATCGACGATGATACATTACCATTTTAGTTAGAAAAGGAGAGTGAACATAAATGTTAAATTTCAAAGAGTTAAATGAAAAATTTGGAGGAAAGAAGGCGCTTGACAGTTTAGCAGAAGCGCAGAAAAATAACTTCCCGGAAGTGGACGAAGGAACATACGTTTGTAAATTGGAAAAGCTGGAGCTGGGCACATCCAGGAACGGTGCGCCAATGGTTAAAGGCACATTTAAAATTTTAGACGGTGAATTTAAAAAACAAAAGCTATTTTACAATGGTGTAATGGCTGCGAAGGATCCTTCCAAATCGGGATTCTGTATCCACAATGTTCTTGAGTTTTTGAAAGGGTTAGAAATCTTTGAGCCTGAAGAAATCACATTCACCGGCGATTTCGAAGAATTTAACGATTTATTGTTAGACATTGCCGAAGAATCGGAAGGCGTAAAGTTTCTCATCGAAGTGGAAAAAGACGGCGACTTTAACCGTTTAACGGCGCATGGAATTTATGAGTAGCGAGAAGGAGAGATACGACGCAATTTATGAAAGAGAGTTAGAGCTGGGGAAAATCTGTATTAAATACGGATTTTCCAAGCTCGATTTATATTTGCTTGAGCGAATCAAAAATCGCAAAAAAGTAAATGAAGTAAACTGCGTTATTGACAAAAATATCACGCTTGAAGATTTAGAACGAATGGCAGAATTAAAAATATGGACGATATGAGCAGAAAATCAATTGCCATTAATACTAAAACCGGGGAACAGTTTAGCTTTGACACTTTAAAAGATTTGGCTTACTTTTTCGGAAAAAACAAAGGGTGGGCGATTGGTCGTGCTAAATATGCCCGCTCCGATGATTTTATGTATAAAGAATGGCACGTTTATTTAGAATCGAGGTGATGTTGGGAATATGAATTTAATATTCTATGATTGACTTCGAAGTAACAAAATGTGACTGGCTGGTTGTATTTATTTATGGCGATTTTGAAACGTGGCATAGGAAAGTTGTTTGCAATGATCCAGCTACTTTATCAGCATTTTATGATATCCACAAAAACGATTTGTTTATCGGTTACAATAATACGTCTTATGACTGTTACATTTTAAAATCTATTTTGTTGGGGATAAATCCTTATTCTGTAAGCAACTGGATAATCCAAGGCGGTAAGGGTTACCAATACGACCAGAGATTTTACAAAATTCCAATGTACAACTACGACACCATGACAGATAAAAAATATGGTCTTAAGCAGTTAGAAGCGTTCATGGGTAACCGTATCAAAGAGACCGATGTTCCGTTTGACATCGACAGAAAAATGACACGTGATGAGCTGGTACAGACGGTCGAATACTGCATACACGATGTTGAACAGACAATTGAAGTGTTTATGCGACGGATTGATGATTTTAACGCTCACATAAACATTATTAAAACGTTCAAACTGCCATTTTGGAGTATTTCCAAAACAAAAGCCCAGTTGGTTGCGTTGGCATTAGGTGCAGAAAAACAGGAGCATGACGATGAATGGGACATCGTGCCGGTTGATACGCTGCGCTTGAAAAAATATAAGTATGTGCAGGATTGGTTTCTAGATCCTATCAACCATGATTACGATGTATCGTACACTACGAATGTTTGCGGGGTCCCACATCAATTTGGCTGGGGCGGATTGCATGGAGCGCCAGCTCATCCGATACATCGAAAAGGTTTATTGCTTCACGTCGACGTTACTTCTTATTATCCGTCTTTGATGATTCGATATGACTTATTGAGCCGAAACGTTGAGGACAAGGAGATTTACAAGGGTATATACGATACCCGGGTGAAATTGAAAGCCGAGGGTAAAAAAACCGAGCAAGCGCCGTATAAAATCATCCTTAATTCAACATACGGTATCTGCAAGGATAAATATAATCCGATGTATGACCCAAGGCAGGCAAGCAATGTGTGTATCAATGGACAGTTGCTACTACTGGATTTGTTGGAGCACTTAGAGGGACACATGGAGCTGATACAATCGAATACGGACGGTTTGATTATCCAAATACCTGATACCGATGAAGCGTTCGACACCGTTGACGATATTTGCTATGAATGGGAACGGAGAACCGGGATGTCATTAGGCTTTGACGTCATTACAGAAATTTGGCAAAAGGACGTGAACAATTACATTTTCCGGTTTGAAAATGGAAAGCTGGAGCGTAAAGGCTCATACGTCAAAGAACTAAACGAGCTTGATTACGATTTAGCGATTGTCAATAAAGCCATTGTCGATTACATTACTGCAGGTATCCCGATCGAAGATACAATTAATAATTGTACTGTTTACAGAGACTTTCAAAAAGTCGTGAAAGTGTCTGGTAAGTACGTTTGTGGATTCAAGGACGGAAAACCGTTAAAAGACAAGACGTTCCGGGTGTTTGCGTCGAAATCAAATAAAGACGGACAAATTGGAAAAATGAAAAACAAGAACGGAAAAATGGTAGTAGAAAAGTTTGCCAACACTCCGGAGCATTGTTTTATTGACAACGAGGACATCAACGATAAACCAATCCCGGAAAAGCTGGACCGAATTTACTACATCAAATTAGCTTATAAGCGATTGAAATCGTTCGGCTTTGATGATGAACGTTTATTGTAGAAAGGGGAATGATATGTATGATTTATTTAAAGGCTACATTCCTTTGAAAAATAAAAGGGCACTGATACCATTTAAGAATAAAAGCGCCGATGAGTTGTTCGACTACGAACAGGCGCAGAAATATGACGAGTTTGCCGGGATCCTTAACGATAATACGGTACTTATCGACATCGACAATAAGGAACAGGCAGATATACTCGATTCGATTGTTGATGAATTAAATTTAAATTGCCGGGTCTATCAGACGAAACGTGGAAAACATTTCTTATTTTTGAACAATGGACAAGTTACGAAAAATGGAAACGGAAAGGCGCTGGCTTGTGGTCTTAAATCCGATATAAAAATCGGAGCGCACAACAGTTACAGCGTGCTGAAACAGGACGGAGCAGAACGAGAGATTTTATATGACATCGATAGTGACGAGGAATATCAGACGTTGCCAAAATGGCTACTGCCAGTAAAAGCCGATTACGGTTTTGTTACAATGTCAAACGGTGACGGACGGAATCAAGCGATGTTTAATTACATATTAGCGTTACAGTCCGAGGGATTCACGAAAGATGAGATTCGGGAAACGCTGCGCATAATCAATGATTATGTGATGAAAGAGCCGTTAAAGAAAAAGGAACTTGAAACGATATTGCGTGACGACAGTTTTAAAAAGCCGGTTTTCATGGAGAAAAATAAATTTCTGCATGACAAGTTTGGCGATTATTTAATCAACGAACATCGATTGAAAAAAATAAACGGAGTCATCCATAAATTTCAAAATGGGGTTTATGTGCCGGCAGACATCGAAAATCTAACGATACAATACATTCCCGGTCTGACGCAAAGACAACGCAAGGAAGTTGTCAGTTATATTACCCACAAGCAGATTGAAAACAAACGATTATCCGACGCTAATTACATAGCTTTCAAAAATGGGGTTTATAATTTAAAAACGCATGTTCTAGAGGATTTTGACGACGAACTAATATTAACCAATCAAATCCCATGGAACTACTCAGAGAAAGCCTATAATGAGCTGGGGGATGAATTACTAAACAATCTTGTCTGTAACGATAAACCAACGAGATTATTGCTTGAGGAAATGATCGGGTATACATTTTTCAGACGAAACGAACTAAGAAAAGCATTCATGCTCAAAGGTACAAGACGAAATGGAAAGTCGACATTTGTCGATATGCTCAAATGGCTATTAGGCGAATCAAATTACAGCAGTTTGGATTTATCGGATTTTAACCATGAGTATAAACTAGCTGAATTAAATGGCAAGCTGGCAAACCTAGGCGATGACGTCGAGGATGACTATATCCCGAGTGCCGGTAAATTTAAAAAAGTTGTGTCGGGCGAAACGTTAACTTCAAACGTGAAGTACTTCGATCCGATCCAGTTCAATCCTTACTGCAAATTGATATTCACCGGGAATACCATACCAAGGCTTGGAAAGGGCAGGGATTCCGCAGCGATTTTAGACCGATTGATTATCGTTCCGTTTAATAATTATTTTTCGGGCGAAAATGGGGGCACATGGATCAAGTACGATTTACGTAAACCCGAAGTCATGGAATATATGGTACGAGTTGGCATAGAAGGTCTTGAACGAGTTTTGAAAAACAATGGATTTACGACCACAAATGAAATTGCAAATGAGCTCAACGAATACGCAGAAACGATAAATCCAATCTTGTTATTCTTTGCCGAAATTGGTGATGATATGTTGGATAAGCCTACAAAATGGGGTTTCAATCAATATGAACAATTCTGCATTGACAATCGTTTGAAAGCAGTAAGCCATATTGAGTTTTCGAAACAAGTAAAAGAGCAACTAAAATATAAAATCAAGGATGTCAGAATTGACGGTAAAGTAAGGAAGGTGTTTAAGAAGTGAAAATTGATAAGGTTCATTGTCTGTTTGAACAGTCGGGAACTTTTAAAAATGAATTTAAAAAGTTGGGATATGCTGCAGAAGATTACGACATTTTAAACGACTTTGGGGAAACCGATCATATAGTCGATTTATTTGCCGAAATTGACAAAGCATATGAGGGCGAGCCAAGCATATTTAACGATATGAGCGACCAGGATTTAATCCTGGCTTTCTTCCCATGTACCCGATTTGAAGACCAAATCATCATGGGTTTTCGTGGCGAACTATTTCAAATGAAAAATTGGTCTGATTTAGATAAGGTGAAATACGCTAGGAAGTTACATTTTGAATTGTCGGAGTTATATGACAAAATCTGCAAACTTTTCATAATTTGTCTCCGGGGGAGGCAAAGACTGATAGTTGAAAATCCTTATTCAACGCAGCACTATTTGGTCAGATACTTTCCAATCAAGTCAAGTATGATTGATAAAGACCGACATAAAAATGGAGATTACTACAAAAAACCGACGCAGTATTGGTTTATAAACTGTAAACCCGAATTAAATCTTTTGTTTGAACCAATCGAACCAATCGAGCGAAAACGGGTGGAAGTTATCAATGACAAAGTCGCCCGGAGCTTGATACATCCACAATATGCGAATAGATTTATTCGAGAATTTATATTATGAAAGGAGATTAGAAAATGACCGAAGAAAATAAAACTACACGTAACTCACTGATTAAAGATTTAAGATCGGATCGAGAGAGATTACAAAAGTTATATGGAAAATTAGAATCAGAGTATGATGATTTAAACGAAAAATACGAAATTTTGGCAAAAGAATACCACGAGATGTGTGAACATTGTAATTTATTGATAAAGCGCCGGGATGAAACTTACTCCGAGGGTTTCCGAAACGGGCAAAAAGACTTTCAGATTAAAGCGAAAAAAATTCTTGATACATTTGATAAGTGGGACGCCGATGTACTGGTCGATGTGTTTGGTGTATCAACAAACATTGAACTACTAAATGATATTAAAACCAACTATGAAAAAATCATTGCGTATGAAAAGAAGAAAGAAGAGATTCATATTGGTGATGAAGTGGTAGATAAAAATGGGAAGAAGTATGTTGTTATACATTTAGTGGGTGTATTTATGTACGCAATGTCGAGCAGTGGCGAATCCTATACATTTG